CTGGTTTAGACTACCTTATTCTTGTGAGGTTGTATTTTGGTGACTTTTTGAATTGGTACAAATCGAACACAGGGATGAAATTTAAGCATGCGATTGGAATTGACAAGGAGGTCGCATGGAAAGACATTGCGTGTGAGTTGTTGTCTTTTTCAGGAGTGGGATTAGCCTTTGACTATTCGCAATGGGACGGGAGTGTCCCACCATGGTGTTTTGACATCTTTGAGAGTTTCGTGCGTGATTTTTATGTCTGGGATGAGGCTGCTGACAATGCGCGTCACACACTTCTTTATATGTTGCGCTGTGCAAATCTGCTCGTTGCGAATCAAGTGCGCGTGACAGACCGCGGCAACAAAAGTGGAAATCCGTTCACGGATGTGTTCAATTCAGTGTGCAATGCGAGTGTCATGATGATGGCATACGTCTATTTGAAGTCGTGGAACGGTGGTGGAATGAATGTGTGGGCATTCGATGAGGACGTGCGCATGTTGACATATGGTGACGATATGATATGTTCTGTGCGCCCCAGCGCATTGTCTTTCTTTAATGGTGAGACGATTGGCCCACTGCTTGCCTCTTTTGGTTTCACTTTGACTGATGCCCAGAAGAGTGAGAACGGTTTGGTCAGGTGCGTTCCCATTTTGTCTGATCAATTTACGTTCCTTAAAACACCATTCATTTACGACAGAAAGACTGGGACATGGCTTGCGCCTTTGCCGCTCGATGTGATTGTTCGGGAGTTGATGTGGATACCTCGGAAAATGTTTGGTGATGAGCGTGACAAGAGTCAACGCGTTATGAACGTGATGCGTTTTCTCGCGCATCACCCACAGGAGACCTATGAGAAATACGCTCAGTTGATGAGATATCAGGGCTTGATCGTGAACACGGAGTGGCAACAGCTTCGAGCTGAACTTCGTTGGAAACAGTACACCATGTGTCGGGGAGAATTTCGTTAGTTTCCTTTTGTTTTCCTTGATTTTGTTGGCCTTTGGAAAGCCTCAATTTAATTTAGTTTCGCCACAGGAGGCTTGTTTTCTATTTACCCTTGTTTTCAAGGTTGGGTGGAAAATAAGGCTCCTTGCGGAGTTTGTTATCATTTAGTTTTGCCATAGGAGGCCTTTTATCTTTTTACCCTTGTTACAAGGTTAGGTGGATAAAAGGTTTCTTTGTGAAACTGAAATGATGTGGCCATAGGAGGCCCTTTTCTCTTTTTCCTTGATCTTAGTGGCCTTTGGAAAGCCGTAGTTTAGTGCCATAGGAGGCTTGATCTTTTTATCCTTGACTTTAAGGGCCTTTGGAAAGCCACATTTAGTTTGCTTTTGGGAACTTTTCAAAATTCTCAAATCGATGATTTATTCGAAGATTTGAACTGTAAATCAATTAGTGATGTTACAGGTTTACTATGTTAGTTTATAGATTTTAATAATATAGTAGTAAAAAAAAAAAAAAAAAAAAAAAA